GAGGCGCCTTCGGGGATGCGGGGCATCGGTCAGTCCTGTTTGCGTTCGGCTTGCTGGCGGTAGAAGTCGAGGATGCCGGTGGTCGTCGGCTGCACGAACTCGGCAAAGGCGCGGCTCAGCGCGTCCACCTGGTCATCGTGCGTGCCGTTCGGAAACACCCGCATCTCTGCGACCAGCGCGTCATTCCAGGGAGCGCGCAGCATCACCACGTTGCCCACGTTCACCTGGGCTGCCAGCGGTTCGGCGCGCGTCACCTTGTCGCCCGTTTCCGGGCTGGCCTTCACCCGGTAGCCCTCAAGCAGGCGGGTGAAGTGGAGTACTTGGGTCTTGCCGGCCTGCCCCGGGTCTTGGGGTATCGAGATGCGCGGCACCTTGCCGTCGCGCTCGGCCGTGTTCTTGAGCGTGGCCTGCACTTCGTCAGGGCCGCCACGCATCCGGGTGATGTCGGCGATGTAGTAGCGCCCTGAGCGACCGCGCCCGAGCCTGCCGCCTACCGTCCAGTCCGGGTCGCTGCCGGGCTTGGGCACGCTGGCCGCAAGGTCCCAACCGCGCACCCAGTCGATTTCGTCGTCGATCGGCAGCGCATCCACCACGCGGATGGCGTCCGGCTTGAAGATGTTGCCCTCGCCCGGGTTGGGCGCCTGCTGGTACTGCCCGGCGAACGTATAGGGCGCGGCGGTCTGCATCCGTCGCAGGTCGGCGATCGAGTGCTTGGCGGGCCATAGGGCCTCGCCCTGCTCCGTGATCGCCGGCAGGCAGACGTGCTCCCACTCTTCCCCGTTCCCGCCCGCCAGCAGCCAGCCTGCAAGGTCGCGCTCATGCAGGCGCTGCATGATCAGGATGATGGGCGTATCAGGCCCGTTCTTGCGGCTTTCCAGCGTGTTCTGGAACCACTCGATCACGCCGTTGCGAATCACATCGCTGCGCGCCTCGTCGGCCTTGTGCGGGTCATCGATGATGATCGCGCCACCGAAGCCCGGGCGATGCTTCCCCGCGCCATAGCCAGTGATCGTGCCGCCTGCACCCACGGCGTAGACGCACCCACCGGCTGTCGTTCGCCACTCGTGCCTGGCGGCACTGTCGGCCCGTAGCTCGGTGTCCGGGAATATCTCCCGGTACGCCTCCGACTGCACCAGCTCACGGGTCTGCCAGGCGTTACCCGTGGCCAGCGCACCGGAGTAGCTGGTATGGATGAACTCGGCGTCGGGAACCTTCCCCAGCGCCCAGGCCATGAAGTTGACCACCGCCAGCTCCGTCTTGGAGTAGCGCGGCGGGATGTTGATGATCAGGCGCTTGCACTCGCCCCGGAACACACGCTCCAGCGCATCGCAGATGGCTTGGTGATGCTCGGCCCGCTGCCAGAGATAGCCCTTGCGCTGGCGGAACATCCACCGGCTGAAGGCGTACAGCTGACCGCGGCACAGTGCCTTGGCGCCTTCAACCTCTTTGGGGGTGAGCGCGTCCACGGGTCAGAACTTCTCTGCGGCAGACTGCGCGGCCTCCCGCAATTCGTCCTGCCCAAGGACGGGCAGCGGTGGCTTGACGGTGGTGGTCTGGTCGATGGTCTGCGGCGCCTTGCCGTAACCACGGTCCAGCAGCTCCTTGGCAGCCGACACCCGGGCGGCGGGCGGCATATCCGTCCCGCGCATGATCTGCGCCAGGGTGCAGACAGCCTCTTCCCCGTATTCCTGAGCCACCGCCTTTACGTCAGCCGTGACTTTGTTCGGGACGCCCCTGCGGGTGCCGCCGCCAGTTTTCTTACCCTTCGCCATCGCACTTCATCGCACTTTTTGGCACAGTCGGAGCGATCGGCTCCTTGCGCGGCTTGCCGTCCCAGATGATGAGAAGCAGGGTCAGGCTCACGAGGCACAGGATGCCGATGAACAGGAGGGCGCGTTCCATGTCAGCCCCGGTTGTCTGAAAGCACGGCCGGGTTGGCCTGCATCTTTCCGCGATACCAGGACGCCACGCCGAGCACGCCGCCCACGGCGAGCCAGGCTTCAGGCGGTACGGTGGGCACCGGGATATGCGCCAGCGGTAACAGCAGGTAGTCGCCCAGCCATGCGATGCCGAAGCAGAAACCGATGAACGGCCGCCATGAGTAGGTCGGCCAGTGGTCAGCCTTTGCCTCGGTCTGCATGGTCGTGTTGACCGCTTGCAGCACCGTTACGTCGGCCTGTATCTGTGCCTTGGCGAGGTCCGCTTCAATCTCGCGCAGCTTGACGGCCGCTGCGGGATCAAGCGCAGCCGCCACGGCATCAGGGGTCGCGTCAGTGCCGAGTGCCTTACCCAGCATCACGCCAACCGCTGCGCCAGCAGGGCCAGCTAAGGCCGTGCCAATGGCGGGAAGCGATACGCCAGCGATAGAGCGAAGCTTGTTGCCTACGTCGGACCAGTTCATTGCGCCGCCCTCAGCAGATTGGCCGCAATGCGGCGCGCCCAGCCCTTACCGAAGTCGGGCCAGATAGACAGGTCGGTCATGTATTGCAGGCGGTAGGCGTCGAACCGCAGGCACACGTCGTCTGGGTCGGCGGCCTTCACCGAGGCGAGGGTTGCGGGTCCGATCACCCCATCCTCTGCCACGCCTACCGCGCGCTGAAGCCACTGCACTGGGTGGCCGCCGTTATAGGCGGCATCCAGCACCTGAAAGGCGATCTGCGCGGGAATCTCGTCGAGCTTGTACGGGTCCCAATACTCGGCCTTGGCGATAGCGCGAGCGAAGCTCAGCGGCAGTTCGCGCATGGGGCCGGTGTAGCCGTGGGAGCGGGCTACGCGGGCGGTGATGCCCCACATGGTTTCGCCGCCAGGATCTTTCGGGCTGCTGCTATAGCCGCCCTCGTTGCTGATCAGATCAGCGAAGGCTTCGTCGAACGCGCTCATCAGTGCTTGCCCGAAATGGTCGACCAGACGGCCGTCACGAACGAGCCGATGGCGGCACATCCGCCGCCGACGATCATCAGCATCCGCCAGCCGCCGCGTGCGTGCTGGAGGGTTTCCAGTACCTGGTCGAGCTTTTCCTCGACGGCGCCCAACCGGCGCTCGGCGGCGAGCGAGCGCTCCTCAAGGCGACCGATGTCTCGGTCTACGGATGGTTCGGCCATATGTTCCTCGCGTCAGTCGGTGCGGCGCGAGGCCGGCTTGATTGTGGTGACGTTGCCCCCGATCCTTTCGACCTCAGGCCTTGCATCCTTCGCCAGCAGGTCAGCTAGCACCACTTCGCTGCCGTCCAGCAGTAATGCAAAGGCGTGGCCGTCGTACACGCTCAGGCTTGCTATACCAAGGCGCTCGCATAGTGCGTCTGCTTCGTGCACGTAGGCCATGCCATCAGCGATCAGGTTGCCGCTCATGATGCCTCCGCGAACATCGCCGCGTGGACCTTGGAGCGCGCCACCTCACCGTGCTCCTTATGGAACACCAAGGACTGCATGGAGCGTCCCGAGCGCCAGCCACCATTGGTGGCGTAGGCATCTTTCGCGGCAAGCGTGTTGAAGCTCTCCACCGTCACCCCTGCGAACTCGCGCATGGAAGCGTGATGAACGTGCCCCATGAGCCAAAACCTGTGCTCCGTCTCGCCCCAGTCCTTGGCTCGATCGCACGCCATCACGCCGGGAAGCTTGTCAGGCTTGCAGGTGTGGCCGTGGTGGATGCCCAACAGCACCTTGCCCCAGCGGTAGTACAGGAACAGGCTCGGGCTCGTCTCGATGGCGACGCGCGGCTCGTTCGCGTAGATGTGCGCCAGCGCGACGGACAGCCACAGGGCGCCCGTCTCGTCATGGTTGCCAGGCGCATTGATGACGTGCACCCGGCGATGTTTGGTCAGGGCCGACGCGATGCACTGGCGGATCACCTTCACCGCCACCCGCACCATCTTGGCGTACCGCCCGTCGGCGTCCAGCATGTGCCCGCTGTGCGGCGTCACGGCAGCCATCGAGTCGTAGTGCAGCGCGTCGCCCAGGTTGACGATCAGCGCCTGCTCGGTTGCCGGAGACGAATCCACAAGGGACGCCATCGCGCCACAGTGGATGCGCTCAGCGGTCGGAAGATCCCAGTCCTCGCCCGTTTCCTCGGCCCAGCTATACATGCCGAAGTGCGGGTCGCCGATCGGATACACCGTCAGCAGGTTCCGCAGCCATGTCCGACCCGTTGCCGGGGTCGGCGCCACCTTGGGCAGCCCTTCCGCGAACGCCTCACGCGCGGCGGACATGATCGCCGCTTGCGCCTCGCCGTCCCGCGTGGACTTCACCCACTGGCCGGCGACCTTGCCCTCCCGGTCGTACAGCGTCGAAACACCCTTGACCACGAAGCCCTCGGGCACCGTGCGGGTCATGTCGTGCTTGGGCGAGTAGCCCCGCAGCGCCGCGCGCTTGGCGTAGCTCTGCATTGTCGAACGGGCCACGCCCAACGCGGACGCGGCCTTGTTGATGCTGCCGTGCTGCTCCAGCGCGGCAATCACCTGCTCGTCAGTGAGGTTCACGCAGCCGCCGTATCGTCGTCAGTGGCGTCAAGGCGCTCGCGTAGGACTTCGGCGGGCTCGGGGATCACCACGGCTTGCTCAGGTTCGCGCGCACCCCGGGCCATTGGGGCGCCCCTGGCTTCGCAGTCGAGTTGCAGCGCCGCAAGGATGCGCCACGCCGCTGCCGGTAGGTCACGCTCCACGATATGCCGCACGGCACAGTCCAGATGGTCGTTCGACTTCTCGCGCGCCCAGTGAAGCGGCTGCCCCGCGTTGTGCTGCTCGTTGCCTCGATGGCTGCACTTCGCCACTTCGGCCAGTGCGGCCGGGAAGTAGTCAAGAACGCCGGAACAGAGCGGGATAGCCTTGCGGGCCGCCGCATCAGACGGAAGCGGGCTGGGTTGATCCATCTCGCACTCCATCAGGAAAGGGTTGCCGCGCCCGACGCCTGCCGTAGCACTTCCGGGCCATCCGCCTAGGGGCATCGCGGCAAAGGGTTTAGACCGCGACAGCCGGCCACGCCGCGTAGGGATACATCGCGGTATCCGGCTCGCGGTCGAAAAGGTAGGTGCTGGTCTGGTCGAACGGGGCTCCGCAATCGGGCAGCACCTTGATGCTCACGCAGGCGAAGCAGTTGCGCGCCACGGAAGGGTCGTTATCCGACCAGACGCGCGTGACGATTCCGGGGTGAACGCTCGCCCCGTTGTGCTTGTCCTGCGTGCGGACGACGACGATCTGACCAACATACGGCTTTGCCATGTCCCATCTCCAATCAGTGGGCAACAAAAAACCGCCTCAAGGGCGGCTGAATAAGGGGCCGGTCTGCGTCAGGGGTAACGCAGCCGGCCGGGTGCCGCAGGGGCACAAAAAAGCCCACCTGGTTAGGGCGGGCTTTTGTCCAATTGCTCGCAGCAATCGGCAGCATGAGTCTGCGCGCCAAATTTTCGGATGTCAAGCGCTCTGCAAAGCCATTTGATCTGTACGCGACTGACTCGGCTTGCCTTCCTTGCGCAGCGCGTATTCCGCCCGCTCGATGGTCGATTCCGCCGCCATCCACAGCCAGCCGATGCCAATGTCCCGCAGCTTGTCCCATGCCACCGGTAGGCGGCGAGGTAGCGGCGTGACCGCCTTGCCGAAGGCCACGACCTCGTAGCAGTGCCGGGACAGCACGATCAACTGGTGCTCGCACTTGCGGCCAGCAGGGCCAGTGTCGTTCAACAGCCGGGTCGCCAGCCACGCCAACACCCTGCCCTGCTGGTGCGGAACCTGTGTGGCGATGGTGTAGACCACCTCTGGGCCAATGTCGCGCGGATGTACCCGGGCGAAGGACAGCGCCAACGCCAGCGCGTTCTCCGTGGTCATCATCCGGGCCGAATAGGGCGAGCCGCCACCGCCGCCAGGCTCGCGGTAGGTCGTCTGTCCAGACAAGCGAGCCAGCCGCTCCAGAAACCCGGCCCGATCCGCGCAATTGAACGTGTCATAAGCCATCGTCATTCCCCCTTCAGGCGTTCGTGGTCTGGATCGAATTGCAGCCCCGGCGTGCTTGAGCACAGCGGGTAGGCGCGGCCGAACGTCTGGCAGACGCTGCGACCGAAGATGGTTTGCGGGTCGCGGTTGCGGCAGTAGGCACACATCGCGCCCTCGCGCAGGATCTTGGCGAGCTTGCGGCGGGCGATGTCGCGCTCCGTGGCACGCTCGGGGCGGGTTAGTAGCTCAGCCACCCGCCACCTCCCGCTGCTTGCACAGGTGCGGTGCGGCCGGGTGCCACATGCCGTTGCCCTTGGCACATGAGCCCATGCCGGCGACGGGATTGATGGCATTCGGGCGGAAGTGGATGCAGTGCTGGCAGGTGACGGCGGGCATCAGGCGCGCTTCCTTGCGACGAACGCGAGTCCGTACAACACAAGGGTTATTCCGTCACAGATCAGCTCCGGGTCGCTCTGCGGCAGCATGTTCCAGCCGAAGTGGGCTGTCTCGATGAGGCCGAATGCCGCCGCGACGATAAAAAGTCGCCAGTTCATGCCGCCTCCCCGAACCGCGCGATCAGCGCCGCGTCGGCAAACGCCTGCCCCTCGCCCTTCTTGCCCAGCGCATCCCAGCGCGGCCACAGTTGGATGGCACGGGAGCGGGCGGCATCCTTGTCCTTGCCGATCAGGCCCGCGCGGCGTTTCCAGGTCTGCGGCGGGACCAGCGTGACGGGGATCATCAGTGCGCCGAGCACACCCTCCACTGCCCCAGCCGCATGGCCAAAGGTGAATACGCTCGCCACCCCTTGCGTCGGCATGGAGTGAACCTGCTCGACGTAGGCGCGGGCGTTGTCGAAGTCACGAAGGAAGCGGGCCAAGGCGGCGCAGTCCACGCGGGACGACTTGCCCACCTTGAGCGAGGGCATCCGCGTCCATTCGATCGGAGCCATGCCGGCGCCAAGGACCACAATTGCCCCACTGATGCCCGGGTCGATGCCGATTAGGTATTCGTGGCTCATGCTTCCTCCGCGGCTAGCAGCCGGTTCTGATAGGCCAACTGTTCCTCTTCCCGCCCGTAGAACATGCGGAACGCTGTGGGCTCGTGACCGAAGCTGGGGCCAAATATCTGTGCGTGGGCGCAGTAGCCATCGCCCTCGACCGGAAGGCGCTTGCCTTGGTGGTGGTAGTGGCACAGGCACACCGTGGCGTCGTGGCCAATGCGCCGGCCTCCGCTCAGGAGGTGTTGAATCTCCAAGTTGTTGCTGCCGAACGTTGCCGTGGGCAGACCGTGCCGGGCGTTCATCCGGCAGGCGATGCAGCCAAGGGAGCGCATGGCCTCAAAGCGTGCTGACTGCGCCTTGGTCGGATTGCCAGTGCTGCGCGACTGGCGCATACGCCGTCCGCTGGCCTTGATGGTCGTGGCCTTGAGGGGCGTCTTTCGGGCGGGCATGGGGGAGTGGATCATGCGGTAGCCTCTTGTGCATGCGAAATGCGCCGCTCGGCGATCGCCGTGTACTCGGCATCAAGGTCGATGCCGATGAAGTTGATCCATTCCAGCGCGCACCCCTTGCCGGTCGATCCGCTGCCGCAAAAGGGGTCGAGGCAGGTGCCACCGCGTGGCGTCACCAGGCGCACGAGGTAGCGCATCAGCTCGGTGGGCTTGACCGTCGGGTGGATGTTCTTGCGCGGCGACTTATCGACCGCAACAAGCACCGGATCGGGATTGCCGCACGGGCACGTCAGAACATTGCCCGGCCTGACCGTGATTCGGCTGTCGCAAGATCGGCAGTGCTTTACCGTGTCTCGGGCAACTTGCATTGAGACGTCAGGCAGATCACCCAGTCCTTCGTCCCGATCCCTCTTGCTCGCCTTGGCGCAGTAGAAGAACCGGGCGGCGCTTCCATCATCGCCATACTGCGGCCCGCACGGCGCATTGCTTCGCCCGCTCCACATGCCACCTGTTCCGCGCTGTTTGCGCTCGACGCCGGCCTTGCTGTCCGGAAACCCCGCCAGCACTTCCTCGCTGCCGTCGTGGATGACGTTGGCTGGCCAGCGGCCGGCGTCAATGGGTGTTGGGCCGCCGCCGTTCAGTCCGTTCCCGTAAGCGGCTCGGCTATCGGTGGTGCCTTCGATCTGCGCCCGCTTCGTTGTGCTGCCGTCACTACCGACCCGGCACCCGTCGATATTCAGCCCGCCCGTGCCGTAGGCCAGAACATTCGCCGCCACCGTTCCGATTAGCGGTTTGCGCGCCATGATGATCGGCTCGTGTGCGGGCTTGAGTGCAGTGCCGCCCCACGGGCCGTTATGCGACTTGGGGAAGCCCGAGCCGTACAGCCACATGATCGTGTCGCGTATCTCCCAGCCCGCGTCCTCGATCGCGCAGGCCATGCGGTGGAAGGTGCGCGATCCGCCGAACGCCAGCAGGTACGCGCCGGGCTTGGCGACGCGCAGCATCTCGGTCCAGAACTCGACGCCCGGCACGGCGTGATCCCAGCCCTTACCCATGAAGCTCAGGCCGTAAGGCGGATCGGTCACGATGCTGTCGATGCTGTCGTTGTCGAGGTCCGCCATGACCAGCAGGCAATCGCCGGTGAACAACTGCGCAGCGCTCACGCCGCCCTCCGCTCGTCACCCAGCCGCACGCCGTTGTCCACCGCCCACGCTTGGGCGAAGGTGATCAGGTCGTTCATGTCACCCACCTTCATGCGTCGGGTCTGGATGCCTAGGTTCACGATGCTGTGCCCGTCCAGCGACGGGACCACGCGCCCCTGCCCCTTGCCCTCGGCGCGCGCCCATGCGTCGACCAGCAGGCGCTTCCAGCCCTCGGTGTCGATCCACTGGCCAGCCCATTGACGCTGGCGGGCAATGTCGCCGCAGATGGCGTGCAGCATCGCGTTCTGCTCAAGGCTGCGCGTCGGCTGCTTCTCATCGATCCGCACACGGACGGGCTTACCGTGCTGCAACAGGTCGCAGGCGTAGTCCCACGCGCGCCGCATGCGCTCGCGGGCGTGCTCGGTGTCGAGGAAGAGGGTACGGGTTGTCATACCGCCACCTGCAGCCCGCCCGGGAGTGCATAGAGCTTTCTGCCTTCGCGGTCTTTCTGCGCGCGGGGAAGAACTTCGCCCGTGAGCGGCGGGTTGACCCGCACAGGTGCGTACAAGGTCAGCGAGCCGTCCATCGTCATCAGCTTCAGGTGCGGCTCGAAGCCGTCCCGGGTGTGCGTGCCGGCGCTGGTGTTGAAGGGCTTAGCCTTGCGGCCAGTGACTCCAAAGGTGCTCATGCCACGCTCCCGAAGCTGTCGTCGTACCCGTTCGCTAGGTCACCGAAGACCATGAAGGCGCCGTTCCATGCGACATCCACATAGCCGGTCGGTCCGTGGCGGTTCTTCTCAACGATCACGCGGGCCTCGCTTTGCGATGCGTTCGCGTCGTAGTAGCCCTCGCGGTAGATCATCAGGATCTGGTCGGCCTCCTTCTCGATCTCCGACGAGTCGGACAGGTCGCCCATGCGCGGCGCGCGCGGCTTGGTGGCGGATTTCTCGACGTCGCGGGACACCTGCGCCAGCACGATGACCGGAATCTCAAGATCGCGGGCCAGGTTCTTCAGCGTCTTGGCGACCATGCCAACCTGCTCGTACTTGCGCTCGCCCTCGCCCACGATGCGTTGCAGGTAGTCCACGTACAGGGCCCTGATGCCGTGCTTGTGCTTCCAGCGGCGGGCCACGCGCACTACTTCCGCAGCAGTCGGCGCGGAGCGGTCCAGGAACCACATGGGCAACTCGGAATTGGCGGCAACCGAGTTGACGATCCGCGGCCAGTCTTCCTCCTGGAAGTTGGCTGTGCGGAACTTGCGTGCGTCCACCTTGGCGGCGGCGGCCAGCATGCGCAGCGACACTTGGTTCACCGGCTGCTCGCCAGAGATGATGCCGACAGGGTCGCCAGCCATCGCCGCGGAGCGAGCCATACCGAGCAGCAACGCCGTCTTGCCCATCGCCGCCCGCGCGCCAACGACGATCAGGTCGCCTTTGTGCAGGCCGCCAAGCTTGTCGTCCACATCGGTAAGGCCGGTGGTGACGCCAGGAAGCTTCCCGCCGGTCTCGTGGATCTCGACGATCTCCTGCCATGCCTGCCGGGTTGCCTGTTTGGCGTCCCATTCGTGGTTCTGCTCGATCGCGTGCAGGTTCATCAGCGCAGAGATGGCTTGATCAACCGCCTTCTCGCTCGTTGACTCGACCAGGCTCATGCCGATCTCGCGGGCCTTGCGCTGGCGCCACGCGGTAAGCACGCGGTGCGCGAAGGCTTCCGGCACTGCCGTGGTCAGCGCCTCGCTTGAGATGCTGACGGCCAGCGCGCCCAGCGGTCGGCGGCCCTGCTGCTCCAGGTAGTCCGACACCGACAGCGGATCGGTCGGCTTGGAGTCGCCGGTTAGCGTGTGGATGGTGGCGAGGATGTCGGCATGCTGCTCGCTCAGGAAATGCTCGGGGGCGATCTCCACGCGGTGGCAGTCGCCAGGGCGAAGCATCAGTGTGGCAAGCAGTGCCCGCTCGATCTCAAGGATCGTCTGATCGTGTTTGCTCATAAGGGCCTCGATGCGGCAACGGATTCACCGTTGCTCGCGGTAGAATTCGGTTGATTTCCGAGCTTTGCCCAGTCGCCTCGGATGGCTTCCATGAGGGCGCTGTCCCAATCGGCGTACTCGTAGCCCTTGGCCTTGGCCTTGGCCTTGAAGGCCTCAAGGTGCTCATCCAGGCGGACGTAGCCTTTCTTCTCAGCCCACGCTTTCACGGCATCGGAGATGCAAAAGTCGTCAGGCAGAACTGTCTTCGTGGCCTTGGTGCGTTTCGCGCGGGGCTTTACGCCTTCGCCTTCGACTTCGACTACGTCTCCGACTAAAGCGGTTTTCTCCGGTGATTCACCGTGCACCACGGTGGATTCCTGCTTAGTACCGGTAGGCTCGGGGAATTTCGACTTAGATTGGACACGCTGCCCGAAGTCCTGCAGTTCCAAATACGCCTTGCCTGCGACCGTGTAGAGAACGACCAGTCCGGCATCTTCAGCCTCGGCAAGATGCTTTTTGATCGAGTCTTCTTTCACGCTATCCAGTTTCAGCGGGTAGCAGGACGCTCGGAGGAGCGTCGGGTTGGCCGAGAACCGGCCGTAGTCATCCACCACCGACATCAGCCGGCGGTAGAAAAGCTCGGCACGCTCACTCAGCGCGTTGATTCGCTCGCTGGTGAGGATGCCTTCGCGGATCATGCGGGTTGGCATTAGAGCGTTCCCGCGGGGTTCCGCAGTTGTTCAAAGCGACGGCGGTCGGCAGGTGCCAGGCGTTTGACCATGCCCTCTTCCATGCGTCGCACCTGAGCGGGTGATCGAGCCTGACGAGCCTCATGGATCGCAGCCAGGAAGTGACGGGCCTTGGCTTTGTCGCCAGCCTCATAGGCTTCGCTGCACTGCTTGCTCAGGCGGCAAATGTGGCGCTCGTGGCGCCAGTCTCGGAATCGCTGCACAAGGCTCACGCCGCACCTCCGGCGTACACCAGCGACCGCCACTTCGGGCAGATCGAAGCGTGCCGCCTACGGCTGCGCCCTGCCCCACACTGCTCGATCAATCCAGCCCTGGCGGCCTTGACGTAGACCGAGCCCCATGCGCGATCACTGGGCGGCTGCGGGAAGCCCGTGACGGACTTGCTGGCGTCGCTCACGTCCTCGCTGATGAACTCGGGATTGGCGCGGGCGAACTGCTCCAGGAACGCATAGGCGCGCTCGGGCCAGTCGAAGCACAGGTCTTGCGCGTGGTCGATCGCCTGCTGCATGCCGTGGTTGCGCAGCGATCGGGCGGTGAAGAAGTCGATGGGCTGGGCGCTCATGCGATCAACACGCTGTCGAAGAGGCGGTTGGCGGCGAACTGAAGCGCGTCGATCAGGTCTTCGCGCTCGGGAGGCGGGACCTTGCCGCTGGTGTCAGCGAGGAACGCGGCTTCCTGCTTGAGCGTGTTGGCGTGGCGCGCAGCGATCAGGTTCTTGCTCGGCGGCTTGGGCGCGTTCGGGAGGTCGACGCGGATCTTCTCGGCAAGCTCGGCGTATTCGCCCGGCTTCCAGTCCAGTCCGTCATTGCCAGCCTCACGCTCAGTCACCGTCACGTTGACGCCTACGCAAGCAGTCTCAGCATGGGGGGAGGTATGTGCGTCGCGTCGGCAACCGGAGAAAAAGGACGCGGTCATGCGGCGGCCCTCAGCATGTCGGCCAGCCGCTGCACCTCGCAGACTTCGCCCAAGGCGGCCTGAAGGTTGCGGTACTGACGAAGGAGGTTCGAGCCGGTGGCGGCGCACAACGGGCCAACCAGCTTGTCGGGGATCGGGCGCTCACCGGACTGAAGGCGCGAGACGTAGCTGCGCGACTTGCCGATGCAGGCGGCGATGTAATCGAGCTTGTGATGCTTGGCGGCAATGGACACGGCCAGCGCCTGGGCCTCGGATTCGATCAGTCGCAGCACGTTGGCCGGGGCATCTACCGGGGCGTTGTGGACGCCGAACGCCAGCGGGAAAGCCTTTTGGTTGTCGCCGGTTGCCGGCAGTTGCCGAGCGTTGCCAACGGCGTTTAGGCAAAATTTTTTGCCATGGACACCGATATTGGATTGCATAGCGTGCATGGGTTAGGCCGCCTTCTTGGCAGGGACGCGCTTGAACTGGAATTGATCGGCACTCGGCCACTTGGCCGTGCCGCGTTTCTTGTTGCACTTGCGACAAACGGGCTGTACGTCGAGCGGCCTGGCGTAGTCGCGGTGGTCGTACTCACGCGCCGCCTCGCCGCAGTCCACGCAAGCGATCGAGCCGTCCAGCTTGGGGAGAAGGCCCTGCTTCTTGGCTGCGGCGACCATCGAGTGAGCAAGCCGCTGCAATGCCGGATTGGCGTGTGCGGGGCGAGCCCAGCAAAGGTTATTCCGAGCCTTGGTTGCCATCGCCCGAACCGAAGCCTCACCCCTCTTGAGCATCCGAAGGCGACGGCACTCGTCGCAGTAGCGGCGATCGTGATCCAGCGCCTTGCTGTTACACAGGCGCAGACGCAGGTCGAGCTTCTGGAGGTATTGACCGGCCATCGCTCACGCCACCTTCGCTTTGGTGCGGTGAGGCTTCGCGCCGAAGAACGCAGGCTTGAGAACGAATCGAAGCTTCAAAGCCTGTTCGTTCGGGATGGGCTTGCCGTCCTCCCACTGATAGACGGCGCTTGGAGTGATCCCAAGCGCCTTGGCAAGCTCGGTACCCACTCCGCCATATGCAGCGAGCGCGTCTTCTTTCAGGATGAGTTGCTGGGTCATGCCTAATGATAAGCACACTTATATCTTCGGTGCAAGTACCCTTATGCACGCCGCATGTAAGCTTCCTTACATGAGCACCTTGTCCGATCGCATCATCGAAGCCCGCCTTGCTGCGGGCCTTGATCCAGCCGAGCTCGCGCGCCGAGTCGGCGTCAACGCGGCCGCCGCTTACCAGTGGGAATCCGGCGCAACCAAGAGCCTAAAGGCAGAGACGGCCAT